GGGCTGTATCATCGACATTAACATTAGCAAGATTCCCAACAGGACGAATCACCGTGGGCATACTCGGATCGATAACATTTGGCCGTGAATAGCCAAACAAACGCGCAACATCTGCTACTGTAGAAGCAGCTAATTCAGTCGCACGAGCATAAGTTCCTATGATTGGAGCTTTGACTAGAGCACCTGCCATCCGAGCCAAAACGGAAGCAGGCTTGCTAACAGGTCCATCACCATATTCATCACCAGCTTGTGGTACAAGAGAGCCCGGGTCAGTAGACGTCGGGACACTCAAATTGACATTAGATGCCCAAGCAAAAACAGAAATTGTGACTTGTTCTGTAGCTCCATTTGCATGCTTAAGACCATTCAGGGATCGTAAATTAATTCTACCCATCTGAGTCCATTGCGTGAGTGGAATGCTCAAAGTATTATGAATCCAAAGGAAGGGCAAAGTCATCGAACCACCTGTGGAATAAGTGGGATCGATATAAATATGTGGCCGTTGTGAAGCGGCTATCAAATCTTGTGGGATCAAAGCTCGATTACGCGTAGCTTGATCATCTTGTGACAACGGCTGATATGACATCAGTGCCCTTCCATAAAAGAATCCGTTGCCATTTATCATCACCTTTAAATTAAGATTGGCTCGCATATTATTAAAATTGGAAATACGATTGATGACACGTGGGTTCTGAAAATACAGCGACCACGGATCAAAATCTTCGAAAAGACTCGTACCAACTCCCCAATCAAATGATGCGATCTTAATAGGACGTTCAAAGAAACTGCCGAGATCAGCGTCGTTCATATCAGCAACACTGCGTGTTGCGTCCATGCTCGATTCGATCTCGTAGTGATATGCAATATTCTTATCCTGGAAACTAACGTTCTCAGCGTTATAATCCTTACCCGAAGGTGTGATCGTAAACGCATGCCGCTCCTCTCCAGACTGAGGAACGAGAACATACTCTTGATCTTCGCTATTCGATAGACCAATGAAATTACATAAATTATTATATATATTAGAAAAAGTAGTAACGCATATTTATTTATTCATGTATTCAGCAAGCGTCATTGCCGAACCAGAGAGCCTAAATTTTTCGGTTTGCCAAACCTACACTAAATAATGTACAAG